TACCAAATGATACCAAGATGATACCCAATGATACTGTCAAGTGTGTTATATTAGTATCGGTGAAAGTGCGATTAGGCATAACCCTCCTTACAGATATATCAATACTTCGGGCACAAAGAAGGCAGTCAGCAGGCTGTCTTTTTTGCTTGTAAAAAATAAGAAAGGAGCTGATGATATATGAAGTTGACAATAAAACAACAAAGATTTGCTGATGAATATATCATCAGCGGAAATGCTACAGAGGCAGCAATAAAGGCTGGGTATAGCAAGAAGACTGCTAACAGAATAGCAACTGAAAACCTGTCAAAACTTGTCATAAAATCCTATATAGACGAACGATTAAAAGAGTTGTCTGATAAAAAGATTGCCAATCAGCAAGAAGTACTTGAGTACCTTACCTCAGTACTTAGAGGTGAAAGTAGTTCAGAAGTAGTTGTCATAGAAGGCCAAGGTGAAGGGGTAAGCAAAGCGAAGCCTATGCAGAAAGCACCTGACGAAAAGGAAAGGCTTAAGGCTGCGGAGCTCTTAGGTAAGAGAATGGGGCTGTTTAAGGACAAGGTAGATTTAACTGCCAATATACCTGTAATAATATCAGGGGGTGATGATCTTGAAGACTGATAAAATAAACATTAGCCTTCCGGAAGTTGTAGGTAATGGATACGGTACCTTTTGGAGATACAAGGGTCGATATAGAGTCTGCAAAGGCAGTAGAGCAAGTAAAAAGTCAAAGACTACCGCATTGTGGTATATATGGGCATTGATGAAGTACCCACAAGCTAATTTACTTGTAGCCCGTAAGGTATTCAGGACCCTAAAAGACAGTTGCTTTACAGAGCTTAAATGGGCGATAAGAAGACTTAATGTAGAGAACTACTGGGAAGTAAAGGAATCACCGCTTGAGATGACTTATATACCTACAGGACAGAAAATTTACTTTAGAGGTCTTGATGATCCGCTTAAGATCACATCGATCACAGTAGAACAGGGGTATCTTTGTTGGTTATGGCTGGAAGAAGCCTATGAGATATCAAACGAAAACGACTTCAATATGCTTGACGAGTCGATAAGAGGAGCTATACCGGATGAAGTGCAACTATTTAAGCAGATTACGATTACATTAAATCCCTGGAACGAACATCACTGGATAAAGAAAAGGTTCTTTGATACTTCGGACGATGAAGTCTTGGCAATGACTACAAATTATCTTTGCAATGAATGGCTTGATAAGGCAGATCTAAAGGTATTTGAGTCGATGAAAAAGAACAACCCACGAAGGTATCAGGTTGCCGGACTTGGTGAGTGGGGAATTGTGGACGGATTAGTATATGAAAACTGGGAAGAAAAAGCCTTTGATATAAACGAAGTCAAGAAGATATCAACTATTCAATCGGCATTTGGTCTTGACTTCGGATATACAAACGATCCGAGTGCTTTATTTTGTGGACTTGTAGATACCAAGAGCAAAACAATCTGGGTGTTTGATGAGATGTATAAGAAAGGTATGAGCAACGAGGCTATAGCGGAGGAAGTTATAAGAATGGGATACGCTAAAGAGCGGATCAGGGCAGATAGTGCAGAGAAGAAAAGTATAGACAGGCTTTACACCTTGGGGTTATCGCACATAACTCCTGCAAGGAAAGGACCTGACAGCATAATAAACGGGATTGACTTTATACAGGACTATCACATAATAATCCATCCCAAGTGCGTTAATTTCATTACCGAGATATCTAATTATACTTGGGCAAAAGATAGTAAGACAGGCAATATGATAAATAAACCTATTGACGATTTTAACCACTTAATGGATGCAATGAGATATGCACTTGAGGATATTTCAATGGGGTCTGTATACAGTTTTGATTAAAAAGGAGTAAAGTGTGGATTTTATAAAAAAGATAATTTTGGCAATCAGCCGGTTTTTTAATAAAAAAAGCATAGCCGGTATTGATGGAATCAATATCCTAAAGAATGAAATACTGACATGGAGATCATCTCCGGAAAGAACAATGCAACTCAAAGGTGAGATGTATTACGAGGGTGTGCATGATATTCTGGCAAGAAAAAGAACTGTTATAGGCGAGGGCGGGGAACTGCAAGAAGTGACCAACTTGCCGAACAATAGAATCATAGATAACCAGTATGCTAAGCTTGTAAATCAAAAAGCTAACTATCTACTAGGTCAGCCTTTTGTAGTAAGCACGGACAATATAGCCTACATGGAGTGCCTAAAGCAGATATTCAATAAAAAGTTTATGCGTAATATAAAAAAAGCCGGCAAATTTATGCTGAATACCGGAATGGCGTGGATCTATCCAAATTATGATAGCTCCGGTCAACTCAACTTCAAAATATTTTCGGGATATGAGATATTACCGTTCTGGGAAGATGACGAAAAGACAAGGGTAAGACTTGCGGTAAGAGTGTATAAGACAGATGAGTATACAGCTGCAGGTCGCAAGACAGAAGTTGAAAGAGCTGAGGTGTATACGCCGTTGGGCGTGTATAAATTTATATTAAACGGCGAAACGATAGAGAGTGATAATACCACACCTTACAGCACATATGTAAACACCGATAACGATAGTTACAACTGGGGAAGGATCCCTTTAGTACCTCTTAAGTATCATGAAGGGACTCCGCTTATAAAGAGGGTCAAGTCACTTCAAGACGGAATTAACATAATGCTCTCAGACTTTGAAAACAACATGCAAGAAGATGCCAGGAATACTATTCTTGTTATTCGTAATTATGACGGACAGGATCTGGGAGAGTTCAGACAAAAACTTGCACTGTATGGAGCTGTAAAAGTCAGGAGTAATGAAAGTGAAAAAGGTGGAGTTGATACACTTGAAGTTAAGGTAAATGTGGATAACTATAAGGCAATAATAGAGATATTCAAAAAAGCCCTTATAGAAAACGGTATGGGCTATGATGCCAAAGATGATAGAATGTCCGGCAATCCTAATCAGATGAATATTCAGAGCATGTACAGTGACATTGACTTAGATGCGAACGATATGGAAACAGAACTACAAGCGGCATTTGAAGATCTGCTTTGGTTTGTAAAAGTGCATCTATCTAATATGGGATACGGTGATTTTGAAAATGAAGAAGCAACTATCACATTTAACAGAGATATACTGATCAATGAGACTGAGGCGATAGAGAGCTGTGTTAAGTCAGTCGGCATCTTATCAGACGAGACTATCATAGAGCAGCATCCTTGGGTTGATGATGTTCAAAAGGAGCTTGAGCGCATAAAGAAGCAAAAAGAAGAGCAAATGCAAGACCAGTATGGGGCATTTGCGGATTCTAATGCTCAATCTGAAGGCGGTGATGTAAATGCCGAATAGCTCATATTGGCAAGACAGGTTCACACAAATTGAAGCAGTTGCTCACAATAAAGGTATAAAAGCTTACAGTGAGATAGAAAATATTTACCAAAAGGCACAAAGAGAGCTTGAGAACAAAATAAATACCTGGTATCAAAGATTCGCAATCAATAATGATGTATCTATGGCAGAAGCAAGAAAAATGCTTAATGCAAAGGAGCTAAAGGAGCTTAAGTGGACTGTAGAGGATTATATAAAATACGGTAAAGAAAATGCACTAAACAAGCAATGGATAAAAGAACTTGAGAATGCGTCAGCAAGGTTTCACATATCAAGACTTGAATCTCTAAAGCTTCAGATACAGCAAAGCCTAGAAGTGTTATACGGTAATCAACTGGATGTAGTAGACAAAACTATGAGGAATATTTATTCTGAAAGCTTATACAGAACTGCTTTTGAAGTACAAAAAGGCTTTGGTGTAGGGTTTGCGTTCGATAAACTGGATGAGAATAGGCTAAGTAAGGTGATCGGTAAGCCTTGGGCTATGGATGGTGTAAACTTTTCGAACAGGATTTGGAAAAATAAAGAAAAACTTATTAATGAGCTGCACAGTACTTTAGTACGGAATATAATAAGCGGTTCAGATCTTGCAAAAGCTATAAAAGAAATAGAAAATAAAATGAATGTATCAAGAAGCGCAGCGGGTCGACTCATAATGACGGAGTCGGCTTATTTTAGTTCAGTAGCTCAAAAGGATATGTTTAATGAACTTGATGTTGAAAAATATCAAATAGTGGCGACACTTGATAACAGGACATCTGAGATTTGCTCGGAACTTGACGGAAAAGTATTTGACATGAAAGACTATGAAGCAGGGGTCACAGCCCCGCCTTTTCATCCTAACTGTAGAACAACTACAATACCTTACTTTGATGATTGGGAAGAACTAGGAGTAGATCCTGAGCGGATAGCAAGAGATGAAGAAGGTAATAACTATTATGTGCCGGCTGATATGACATATAAGGAGTGGGAAGAAGAATTTGTTGAAAAAGAAAGTAGTCATAAAGGAATAATCCGTGATTCTCGAATAGATAGAACCGTTATAAATTCTAACGATTATGATAAAAAACTTAATAAGTTAGGCGAAAATCCTGATGTAACAAGAAGTATTAAAGATGGATGCCGTGATATACTAAAACATAGAGATGGTTCAAAATATGAGGATATAGCGTTTATAAATGGAAATACAGGTGATATGATAAAACGAATGGATTATGATGTAAAACAGAAAGTTTCTCCTTCTAAAAAGATGATGAAAATGTTAAAACAAGAACCCGGTGGAACTATAATAGCAATACATAACCATCCTGACAGCACATTACCAAGTGCCAGTGATTTGGCAGTTGCTTATAACAGAAAATATAAATATGGATTAATTGCATGCCATAATGGAGATGTGTATAAATATTCTGTAAGTAAACCCTTCGGAAACATAGAGAGTGTAGTATACAATAATCGGTTTGACAAATTTAATTCAGGAGAGTACAATAACATAGAGGACTTTTTTGCAGAAGTAGTCGAAAGCATAGGCGTGAGGATAGAAAAACTTTAAAGGAAGGAGATTATTATATGATTTCATATGAAACTATCAATAAGAGACTAGGTTTTGATTTTATAGAAAAATGGAAAGAATACATGGACCATATATCAATTACTGAAGATGATGGTAGGGAAAAATGTCCTTTGAGTCTCCTTACTTGGGAAGAGCGTAATTTTGTGGAAAATGATTTTATAGAGAAATACTCTAATTAACAATAAATAACAAAGGGATGATTTAAGCACTTACTAAAGTAGGTGCTTTTTTATTGCCGTCTTTTAGTTTTGCAGACGATAAAGAACAAAGACAGAAAGTGGAATGAACCACGCTAAAAAATGTAAGAAAGGAATTAGAGAACATGAAGAAAGAAGATTTTATAGCACTTGGAATTGATGAGGAAACCGCTAAGAAATGCGAAAAGGCGAGTAACGAAGAGCTTAAAGGCTATGTACCTTATGATAGATTTAAAGAAGTCATAGAGGAGAAAAATAAGCTTAAAAATGATATCGCTGATAGAGATAAGCAGTTTGAAACACTAAAAAACTCTACAGGTGATGTTGAAGCAATGAAGGAGCAAATAGCTTCTCTTCAGGCAGATAACAAGGCAAAAGACGAAGCTCACGCAGCGGAGATCAAGCAAATGAAAATTAATAGTGCTTTGGAATCTGCACTAATCGGCTCTAAGGCTAAAAATGTAACAGCGGTCAAGGCGCTTATTAAAGACCTTGACAAGGCAGAACTTCAGGATGACGGAAGTATAAAAGGGCTTGAAGAGCAAATAGCGGCTTTAAAAAAGTCTGATAGCTATTTATTCGAGGAAGCTACTACTACAAAGCCAAACTTCAAAGGATTTCAACCCGGAGTAGCAAAGAAAGAAACTACTACAGGAAAGGTTGATATGTCCAAGATGTCTTATGAAGAGCTGGCAAATTATATTGAGAACAATCCGGATATCGGATAGTAGAAAGGTAAAAGGTAAAAAATAATGGCAAAATTTGATGCAAAGAGTTTTAATGAAAAGGCATTTGGGGCTTATATGTCCGCAATTCCGAATGTGAAACTTAACAAACTTAGAGAATCAAGAGCGGTGCTTAGTGATCAAAGACTGGCAGATACTTTCAAGAATCAGTCACAGACAGGTACAGTTTATGCAAAGATACCTTATTTTGGGAGAATAGGCGGAAATGCTCAGAATTATGACGGTGTAAGCAACCTTAACCCTGAAAGAACAACAACTTATGAGCAGGGTGTATTCACATATGGAAGAATGATGGGATGGACAGAGGCTGACTTTAGCTATGATGTAACAGGCGGTGTTGACTTCATGGCTAATGTAAGAGATCAGATCATGAGCTACTGGAACGAAGTGGACCAGGATGTTATCTTGTCTATACTTAAAGGTATATTTGCTATGAGTGCTACAGGTACCGGGGCTATAAAAACAGCAAACAAAGCTTTTGTAGACGCTCATACATTTGATATATCCGCTTCTACAGAGAATAAGAAGACTGATGACACTATGCTTGTTGGTGCGACTACTCTTAATAGCGCTATTCAAAAAGCTTGCGGTGATAACAAGCAGAAATTCAGTCTTGTTGTATGTCATTCTACTGTGGCAACAAACCTTGAGAATCTTAATTTACTTGCATATCTTAAGTATACTGACAGTGAGGGAGTTCAAAGAGATTTAAGTATGGGTACGTGGAATGGCAGACTGGTCATCATTGATGATTCTATGCCGGTAGAGGTTAAGAATGTAGGTGCCACAGGCGGAGATGTTTCACTTTACACAACTTATATACTTGGAGAGGGAGCTATAGGCTTTGAGGATGTAGGTGCAAAGGTGCCTTATGAGATGGTAAGAGATGCAAAGACAAAGGGTGGAGAAGATACTCTTATCTCAAGAAAGAGAAATGCTGTAAGTGTAGCCGGTATATCCTATCTCAGGGCTAGTCAGGCTACAAACAGCCCTACAAATGCGGAGCTTGAAAACGGTCTTAACTGGTCTTTAATAGACAATGAAATAGGAGCTATTCCTCACAAGGCAATTCCTATAGCTCGCATAATCTCAAGGGGGTAATATGTTAGACAGGATAAAAGAGAGGTTGCAGTCATTAGGCTATACAGTAAAAGATAGTGATGATATTGCTATAAACTTTGCTATGCAAAAGGTTGAAAATACTATAAAAAACGATTGCAATATCTCCGCTATCCCTGATGGTCTTATGAATATTGCAATTGATATGGCCGTTGGTGAGTTTCTTATGTCAAAAAAGACATTTGCTCCTAACGACCTTTTAAGTTTAAATCTTGACTCAGCCATTAAGCAGATACAAGAGGGTGATATAAATATAGCTTTTGCAGTAGGCGAAGGGAGTAAGACAGATGAGCAAAGGCTTGATAGCTTTATAAATTATCTTTTGACCTATGGTAGAGGTGAATTTAATACCTATAGGAGGTTCAAATGGTAAATAAAGGTATGATAGCAGCAAGGAAGGCTATAGAAAGTAGGTACAAAGGACTTTGCACCATACTGGAAAAGAAAAAAGTAAAGGACGAGACTACTAAGTCCACAGCGTTAATGGATATGGCAGTCTTAAACAATCAGCCTTGCAGGTTGTCATACAGTAGTTCCGGTGTGGCAAATCAGACTGATACAGTATCAAATATAGAGCAAGCTATTAAGTTATTTATTGCTCCGGAGATTAAAATTGCTCCCGGCTCTAAACTTAGAATAACTCAAAACGGAGTAACTATTGATTATATATCAAGTGGTGTATCCGCTATATATGAAACACATCAAGAGGTATGCTTGGAGCTTGAAAAGGAGAGGGCATAATGGCAACATGGGGTAGTGCTGATTTTGAAGCGATCAGAGCAATGCAGAAAAACATAGAGCGAATACAGCAAGTTGATATGGCTGCATTTTGCACTGAGTGTAGTAAGGAAATTGCAAAAAGACTTCTTGCACTTGTGATTCCCAGGACGCCGGTTGGGCAGTATCCTAGCGGAAGTGGCAAGGTGGGAGGAACATTAAGGCGTGGATGGACTGCTGCTGAAAATGTAACTGTAACCAGAGAGGGAGATACTTACACAGTTGTTATAAGTAACCCGGTTGAATATGCTCCTTATGTTGAATTTGGGCACAGGACCAGAGGAGGCGGATTCAAAGATCCACAGTTCATGCTTACAATGTCTGAAGAAAAGCTTAGGACTATAATTCCCAAACTGTTGGAAAGAAAAGTAAAGAAGATGCTTCAGGAGGTGCTTGATGCCTAAGATAAATAACAGTCTTGTATTAGATGCAATAAGTATTGCTATTAATAAAGTGTCTCCTGCTTCAAGTATATACATTGATAAAGTTGAGCAAGGGCTAAATAACGGTGATTTCATAGTAAGGTTGATAAATACAGAATATATACAGCACGGTAATGAGGATCTGTATAGAGTAGTTCCGGCTTTTGATGTTATTTACTTTCCTGAAAGTGGAAATAAAGACTGTATGAGCATGGGGGATAAGTTGTCACAGGAATTATCGTTAATTGAATTAATTACAGGTGATTTATTAAGAGCAACAAATAAAGGATATGAAATAGTAGATGAAGTTCTTCATTTTAAGGTTTCATACCCTTATAACACAATAAGTTATCGTAATGATTCGGGAATGGATGAGTTAAAGGTGGACCAAGGAGGATAAAGTGGCAAATAAAGTAATCAAAGACATATCCAAGTATTCTAAAGAGACAATTAGTCTATCTGACAGATATGCAGGGTACAAAGATATTATCAATGCAGAACTGGATGATGATAATGAGTACTCTATGGATGAGGTTGATAATATAATCAGTGATTTTTTGAAAAGAGAGGTGAGATAATGGCTTTAGGCGGCGGAATATGGACTAAGCAGGATAAGATATTGCCGGGAGCTTATACGGTATTTTCAAATGTAAAAAAGGCTACTGCTTCACTATCGGACAGGGGTGTTGTAGCACTTCCTATCGTTCTTAATTGGGGAGAAGTAGGGAAAGTACAGACAGTAAGCAGGGAAGATTTTCAGGCTAAGTCAAGAGAGTTGTTCGGATACAAGCAGGGTGCGGATGAACTGATTAATTTAAGAGAAGTATTTTTACACGCTACAAAAGTACATGTATTCAGACTTGCGGCGGCAAATGCAGTTCATGCAAGTAATGATATTGCAAAGGCTAAATATCCGGGACCAAGAGGAAATGATTTGAAACTCGTTATATCTGCAAGCGTGGATGTACCGGGTTCTTTTAATGTATACACATATCTTGATAACACACAGGTAGATATGCAAACTGTAGCAGGTGCGGCAAATCTTAAAGACAATGCCTATGTATCTTTCAAGAGTACAGCAACATTATCGGTTACAGCAGGAATGCCGTTGACAGGAGGAACTAACGGAGGTGCAATCACGGGTGAAATGTATCAAAAGGCATTGGAAGCTTTTGAGTCTTTTTCCTTCAATGTTTTGTGCTGTCCAAGTACAGATAGTACCGTAACAAAACTGTTTATAGCGTATACAAAGAGGTTGAGAGATGAGGTAGGTGCTAAGTTTCAAACCGTTATATATGCTGTCGATAGCGACCATGAGGGGGTCATATCTGTTAAGAATGATGTAGTAGGGGCAGATAAGCAATCACTTGTATATTGGGTTGCAGGAGCTGAGGCAGGATGTGAGGTAAATAAGAGCCTTACTAATACCGGATATAACGGAGAGTATGAAATAAATGTCGATTATAAACAATCAGAGCTTGAAGCAGCGATAAAGAAGGGCAAGTTTGCATTACACAATGTAAACGGAGAAGTAAGGGTACTTGAGGATATAAATTCTTTAGTGACACTTGCAGATGATAAAGGGGAGTTATTCCAATCTAATCAGACTATCAGAGTTATAGATCAGATAAGTAATGATATAACTGCATTGTTTACCACGAGGTATTTGGGTACAGTGGCAAATGATCCCGCAGGAAGAATAAGTCTGTGGAATGATATTTGCAAGATACATCAAGAACTGGAAAAGCTTAGAGCTATAGAGAATTTTGATACTAAATCTGTTGAAGTAGTGCAGGGAAATGATAAAAAGTCTGTTCTTTGTACTATAAGCGGAGTCAATATAATAAGTGCTATGACTAAACTCTACATGAATGTAATCATAGCGTAGTAAGGAGGATATATGGATAATTCAATAATGAATGCTATGGATGCCATAGCAGGGTCTCAAGCTTCCGCATATATAACGCTTGCAGACGGTAACAGATATAAGTTTATGCAGCTTTATTCTTTTGAGTCTAATATGGAAATAAATCTTGTTGAAGTTCCAATTCTTGGGAAAACCGGCAAAGGGAATAAGCCGAGTGGTTGGACAGGTGAGTGGAAAGGAACTGCACATTATAATCAGTCAATACTTAGGCAGATGTGGCTTGAGTACAAAAATACAGGAAGACTTCCAAGTTTTGATATACAGATAACTAATGAAGATCCTACATCTGCTATAGGAAGACAAACTATAGTGCTTAAGGGTTGCCTGTCAAAAGGTGGTGTACTTGCTAAATTCGATGCTGACTCAGAAACACTGGACGAGGATATAGAGGGTACATTCGATGATTGGGAAATGCCGGAAAGCTTTACAATGCTTAAAGGTATGCAATAGGAGGTAATTTATGGAAAGAAGTTTAAGTGCATTTTTAGCACAAAATGTTAAGAAGATTGAAAATACTTTTTATCCGGCATCAAACAGAATAGTAGATGATAAAGGAAAGCCGGTTGATTGGGAGATCTGTTGCATAACAGCTACAGAAAATTCAAGAATTAGAAGAAGTTGTTTTAACACCGTAGCGGTTGCGGGTAAAAGAGGTCAATACACTCAAGAGTTTGATGCAAATCTTTATTTGGCAAAGATATGCGTAAGAACAACAGTGTTTCCTAACCTTAATGATAAGGAACTTCAGGATAGTTATGGAGTTATGAGTGCGGAGGAGCTTATAACTACAATGCTTACTCCGGGAGAATTTGAGGACTACTCTACTAAGGTTATGGAGACTAACGGTTTTACTGACGAGAAGAACTTGGTTAAAGAAGCAAAAAACTAATAGATGGCGGCGATCCTGAAGCTAATTATGCATATTACTGTTTGCATAAGTTCCACTGGAAACCTACTGATTTTTTGGGAATGACAGAGGAGGAACAGGCCTTTGTGATTGCTGCCATTGACATTAAAGCAGAAAATGACAAAAAGCAAGCTAAAGAAGCAAAGAAAAAATCAAAAAGATAAGGAGGGTTGAATAATTGGCTACGATACAATCACAATTAGTGCTTACTGATGGAATGTCAAGTGTAATAAGACGTATTAATTCAGCTCTACTTATTTGTATAGACAGTTTTGAACAAATGCAGTCTGAATCCAACAATCAAATAGATACATCTGCTTTGTCAGATGCAAGGTCGAGACTTATACAGCTTAATGGAGAACTTGATAATGCTATTATAAGGGAAGATAGAGTAAGACAGGAAAGCGAGCAAACCGATAACTCGCTTCAGGATCTGACAGGAACTTTCATCGGTTTGGCTGCAGCTGCTGCAGGGGCTTTTTCGGCAGGTAGCCTTATTGAATTAGCCGACACAGCTACTCAAACAAGAGCAAGGCTAAATCTAATTACCGGTGATTTAGAGAAGACTAAAGATCTGCAGGATGCGATAATGGAATCGGCTAATCGTTCAAGAGCAGCGTATCAGTCTACAGCAGATGCAGTAGCTAAAATGGGCCTTATGGCTAAGGATGCTTTTAGCAGTATAGACGCAAATGGTTATAAGACTTTGAATACAGGTGAACTTGTTGCTTTTACGGAACTTTTGAATAAACAATTCGTAATAGCCGGAGCATCTGCACAAGGAATGGATTCTGCAATGACACAGCTTACACAAGCTATGGCATCAGGTGTGTTAAGAGGTGATGAGCTCAATTCTATATTTGAGCAAGCTCCAACTATCATAGAAACTATAGCGAATCATTTAGGTGTTGAAATAGGTCAGATAAGACAGTTAGCACAAGAAGGCAAGATTACGGCAGATGTAGTTAAAAGTGCAATGCTGTCATCGGCAGATGAAATAAACTCAAAGTTTGAGTCTATGCCTTACACATATGCTCAAGTGGGCACTATGCTACAAAATATTCTTATAGACACTTTCGAACCGGTCATACAACTAATTGGTCAAGGGGCACAATGGATAGTTGATAACTGGAGTAATATAGAGCCTATTTTGGCAGGTGTAGCGATAGGTATACTTTATGCCGCTACTGCATGGGGAATATATACAGCTGTGACATGGTTGACTGTAGCAGCAAATCAAGCACTTCTGGTAAGTATGTTATCTAATCCATTTTTATGGCTCGCAGTATCGGTTGCAGTTGTGGTTGCTGCAATATATAAATTCATTCAGTCGGTAGGCGGAATGAAAAATGCTTGGACATTGGCTCAGATGGCTATTGGAGTAGGTATTGCTGCTTTAAAATTAGCTTTTATGACAGGGGTTTATGCGATTATAAATCTTGCCGGTAATTTGTCTCTATGTTGGCAAAAAACAGGTGTTGCTATTTCAAATTTCATTGGTCAGATGAAAGTTAACGTGCTTACAGGCATTCAAAATATGGTAAACGGTGCGATTGACATAATAAACGGATTCATAAGTGCACTAAATACAATACCCGGAGTCAGTCTTGAGGCTATTGCAAAAGTATCTTTTGCAGCAACAGCACAGGCAGATTTTGAAGCTCAAAAAACCGCAAATGCGAATTCATTGGCAACAGCACAAGCCGAGCTTGATGCAAACAAACAATCAAGATCAGCTGAGCTTTCAAATTTAAGAAGCGATATGAATGGTAAACTTTCCGAACTAAAAGGAAAATACCAGGAATTCAAGGCTGAAAAAATGGCAATAAGCAACGGAGACGGTATAGATTCCTTAGGATTTGAGACAGGTGCAGGAGCAGAGGTTGCGGATAATGTAGGAAAAACAGCAGGTAATACAGCGGCGGCGGCAGGAGCATTGGCTGATACAAAAGAAAATCTTGAGTATTTAAGAGATATAGCTGAGCAGGAAGCAATAAACCGCTTTACAACCGCTGAAATAAAAATAGATTATTCAGGAATGACTAATAAGATCAGTTCTAACATGGATCTTGATAATGTAATAGATGGTCTTACAGTAAGGTTCGTTGAAGCAGTTCAAATGAGTGCAGAGGGGGTGCATAAGTAATGTATAAGTTCTTTTTAGGCGGCACATTATTTCCTGTTACCCCCTCGAAACTTACAATAAAAACTAAAAATACAAATAAGACAGTTACGCTCATTAATGAGGGTGATGTAAATATACTAAAGACTCCCGGACTTAAGGAGATAAGTTTTGAGTTGTTACTACCCTTTCAAGAGTATGACTTTTTAGCAACAAGTAGCTTTAAGAAACCTAAGAGATACCTAAACAAATTAAATTTTCTTAAGATAAATAAAAAGCCATTTCAGTTTATTGTTAAAAGACCGGGAAGCTTTAAGACTAACTTGAAAGTGACTTTAGAGGATTTGACAATTACTGAGGATGCTAAAGAAGGTTTAGATGTAAAGGTAAGTGTGGCCTTAAAAGAATATAGGCATTACGGTACTAAAAAAGTTGTATTTTTGCCCCCTGCTACAACAACGAAGCCGGAGGAGAAAAAAGAAGAAGCACAAGTAACAGAAAATAGGGATACGAGTACAGCTCCTGCACCTAAGACACATGTTGTTAAAAGGGGAGATACACTTTGGGGGCTTGCAAAGAGATATTACGGAAATGGGGCTCTTTATCCGAGGATTGCAGCGGCGAATCCAAAAATAAAGAACCCTAATTTAATTATAGACGGTTGGGAGCTGATAATACCATGACAGTTAAGATAATGATCAGTGATGGTAAAACGGCATATTTACCTTCATTAAAGGAAAGCGTTCAGCTGGATCTTGAGAGAAAAGGAAGTCCTGGCAAACTCAAGTTTACGTATTTTGATGACGGCAACATAAAGACAGAAGAAGGTAATCAGGTAAAGCTTACAGTAGATGGTGTGGATATGTTTTTTGGATTTTTATTCAGCAAGAAGATATCAAGCAAGGACAGGAAGTTTGTTGAATGTACAGCATATGACCAGTTAAGATATTTAAAGAATAAGGATACTTATGCATATAATAATTTGACTGCAGGCGAGGTTATAAAGCTTATCGCTGAAGACTTCAGGCTCAATGTCGGAGAACTTGAGGATACGGGCTATAAGATACCACGCAGAGAAGAGCCAAATAAGACTCTTTTTGATATTATACAGACTGCTATAGATGAAACATTACAAAACACAGGTAAGCTTTATGTATTTTATGATGATGTAGGTAAACTTACACTTAAGCACATTGAAAGTATGAAGCTTGATCTACTTATAAGTGCCAATACGTCTCAGGGCTATGAGTATAACAGTTCGATTGATAGTAAAACATACAATCAGGTAAAAGTGGAGTATAAAAATACCGCTAACAAGTCTAATGATATATTCTTAGTGAAGAGTAGTGAAAATATAAATAAATGGGGTGTCTTACAGCTTAATGAAACCGTAGAAAACAAAGAATCCGGTGCAGGTAAAGCTGAGGCATTGCTTAAATACTATAATAAGGTGTCTAAAACGTTAAGTATAAAGGATGCATTTGGAGATATAAGGGTAAGAGCCGGATCATCTGTAGTAGTCATGCTTGAAATAGAAGACAGTAAGATATCCAACTACATGGTAGTTGAACAAGTAACACATACATTTAAGAATGATGAGCATTTAATGTCAATGAAACTGAGAGGGGGATCATTTAGTGTATAACTTAGTGGAAGCAGTTAAACAAGCTGCAGTTGAAGCAATAAATAATCAAGACCCTATGAGTTTTAGATTTGGCAAAGTCATTAAGGTGGATCCGATCGAGATATGGATAGATCAAAAACTGACGGTACCTGAACAAGCTTTGATACTTACAAGTCAAGTGAGTAATTATTCTATCGAGGTAGACGGATTAGAGGGTGGAAAAAGGAATTTAACTTTTAATCAAAAGCTGAAAGTTGGGGAAAAGGTCATACTTATAAGAGTTGACGGTGGACAAAAGTACATAGTTTTAGATAGAGCGAGGTAGAGATATGTTGCCGGTAATAAATAACAGTATTTTGCAAGTGGAAGAAAAAACATACCCAAGTAATACTTTTGCCATAGATTTTATTTCCAATAAGATAACAGGCTTTGTAGATGAAAAAGAAGCAATAAAACAGGCTATAGCTCTTATATTAAATACTGAAAGATATAAGTTTTTAATTTACTCATGGAATTATGGCGCAGAGTTTGAAGACCTTATAGGTGTACATCCGGATATAGTAGAAGATGAAAGCGAAAGGCTTATAAGTGAAGCATTACTTCAAGATGATAGGATAAAGGCTGTATATGATTTCGGATTTGAAAGAATAAAGGACGCTATCATAGTTACTTTTATAGTAGATACTATATTTGGGGAAATCGAAGCAGAAACGGAGGTAAGTTTGTAGTGTTTGAAGAACATACTTATGAAAATATATTAAATAGAGTCCTTGCAAGAGTTGATAACAGTATTGATAAGAGGGAGGGCTCTGTTATTTATTCTGCTGTAGCTCCGGTATGTGCAGAGCTCGCACAAGCATATATTGCGCTTAATTACTTGGTGGATTGTACATTTGCAGATACGGCACCAAGGGAGTATTTGATAAAGCGTGCGGCTGAGAGAGGGCTTGTACCTAACCCAGCTACTTTTGCAAAGGCTATAGCGGTATTCAATATAGATGTGAGTATCGGCAGCAGATTTTCAAGTTCGAGATTTAACTGGATAGTATCAGAAAGGATAAACACAGGAAGATTTTATATCACTTGCGAGACTGCAGGAAGAGCTCCGAATGCTGAGAGAGGAAGCCTTATACCTATAGAGTATATAGACGGACTTGAGACAGCAAATATAGAGAGTATAGAGATATACGGAGAGGATGATGAAGGTACTGAGGAATTCAGAAAAAGATACTATTCGTCCTTTGACACTCAGGCGTTTGGCGGAAATAAAAAAGACTACTACCAAAAAATCACAGCTATTGAAGGTGTAGGCGGTTGTAAGATTTTAAGGGCAAAAGACGGCAATGCTCACAATTTACCCGGACATGTTCTTGCAATAATAACAAATTCTGAGTATGGGCAAGCAAGCCAAACACTTGTTACGAATGTGCAAAAACTGATAGATCCGAAAAGAGACCAGCTTGGTGATGGCCTTGCTTCCATAGGTCATACCTGCCATATACAATCTGTAAAAACAAAGAGCATAAATATAGATACTAATATAGTTTATGACTCAGGATACAATTTTAATGCTTTGAAATCGCATATCCAAAACGCTATTGATAGCTACTTTTTAGAGCTTAATAAATCTTGGGATACTGTAGATGGTATAGTGGTTAGAATTTCAAATATCGAAAGCAAGATTCTTGTCATAAATGGCATTAAAGATATAGCAGATACCAAGCTGAACGGTACTGCATCTAATGCTATATTGGATCCTGACACCATAGCTGTAAGAGGTGCTTTCAATGGATAGGAAATTGATAGACTATCTTCCGAATATTCTGAAAAATGTGACAGAGTTTAATCAGATGATGACCGCCGAACAACCCGAACTTGAACTTTTTTGGAGTAAAGGCAATAGCTACTTAGATAACGGATTTATATTAAGTCAGGATACTGATACTGCTGCAAGATGGGAAAAAATATTAAAGATATCAAGTAAGGATACAGATGAACTTGATGTAAGAAATCTTAGGATTCTTGGAGTAATGCAGGGTAGACTCCCTTACACATATAGAACTTTTTACCGTAGCCTTTTGGCTATGGTAGGCTCTGAGAAAGACTTTAAGCTAAATGTAGATATGGAGCATTACAAGGTCAGCGTAGTAGTGGCTTTATCATCAAAAGA